ATCAGCCAGTTCTGGGTGCCCCGCATCTTTAAGGGCATTATACACGGTTGTGCGGTCACTGCGAATAGCTTCGCGCATATAAAATGCAACCACTTTTTCCATGTGCTTTTGGAACGCTTTTGCCTGATCTCTGATAGCGGGATGTGCATTGTCCGACACACTAATCAGTTTCTCAACGCAGCGTTCTGCGACTTCATCGGGAGTAAACCCTCGATTGTTAGTTGTTTGTACATTGACAATAGGATCGTCTGGTACTTCAAAGTTTAATTTAAACATTACGTTTTATTCCTAATTACCTTGCCAACTCTATAGTCTTGAGTCGTTTCTTTAGCTTCTCCCAACATTTTAAGACCTGTTAACGCCTCAGTAAACCTCTGGTTGTACTGAGCCATAATGTCCTGCTCACCCTTCATAAAGATATAAGCTTCTACTAGAGACCCATATAACAAAGAAAGCTCCGCATTTTCGCTTAACCAAGAGGTAGCCGTTCCTGCTCCAGATGTAAGACTGGCGGGTCTAAACATATACTGAACCTCAACATCATAGTTTTTATCAGGTGTTGGAGCTAAAATAAAATTGCCTACGTCAAACTGGGCATAGTACCTTGGTTTTCCTGTTGCAGTAGCATCAGGACTAAAGACCTCAATAAAAGAAAGATCCTTAAATTCAAGAAACTCTTTTTTTCCGTTATCAGTTAGGGTCAACGAAAAAGGAGAGAGAAAATCGCTAGGGGCACCAAGATACTGATTTCCTAATGTCATAGCACCAATTTGGTTCCGCATAAAAAGATTTAATTGCACATTTTTAAGTATGCGTTCTTCAGCGGCTCTAATAAAAATAGGAAGATTGCTTACGAAAGTCGTCTCCGAGTTTTCCGTATAATCTTGTATTGCTTGTTTTAAACCGTCGTATGTAAAACTCATGGTGTGTTCGCTTGGCCTCCCATACCTGAATGGTTGGTACAATAGTAATACAACGTTGGCGCACCAGATGCCACTGTTATCTTCGTATACGATCCTGCACTGCCCGGAGTTCCTGTTGTCGTCACTCCCGTGGTGTACTCTGAGCCACTGTTGTGCGTACCGTTTGGAGTTGTGCTAAAACGTAAAGGATGTGAACTATTACTTGAGTCGCTTTGATCAAACCAGTATGTATCACCTTCGTTTAATGTAAGCGTCGGAGACACAGATCCATCAATGTAAAATTTATTACCTGTTCCATAAGAGTTGGTCCCCGTGGCAACCGTAACAGCATAATTAGTTACATTTGTTGTAGTAGTTACAGATCCAACAGAAGAGGTGCCAGCAGATCCTGTAACTGCGGAGATTACATTCGCTGTTAAAACAGTCACAGATCCAACAGAAGAGGTGCTGCTAGAACCTGTAACTGGAACTGTAATGGAATTCTCTGCTACAACCGTAACAGAACCTACTGAAGCAGCCAAAGAAGCAAATCCAGAAACAGATACAGTCACAGAAGCGGGTAATATAACCGTAACATCCCCCACTTCACCAGTAGCCTCGCTACCCAATGTTTTGGGAAAGAAAAGAGTAACTGTTCCAACTTGTCCCGTCGCAACTAAATCATTTTCTTCTATTAATCCCGGTATTGTTCTGAACCCTACAGGACTAAATCCGTACTGCACTGCTCTTTGTGCATCCAAACCTGTGTCGGGTCTAGGGTTTTGTAACGCCTGTGGATCAGGCCCTATTCTTGGAGGAAATAATTGAGGATGCTTTGCTTCAAACTCATCTGGACCAACTAAGAGACCGTTCCACTCTTTCTTCATGTCTCTCAAACGATAGCGAAAACCAGACCTATCTGATATTCCAAATGCTTTTTTACCAGACGCAAAAGCCATTATACCCTCAAATATTGTATGCTAGGCTGTAACTTTAAAGGAGTTCTCGCTTCATCCTCATCTGCTGCACGTTGAAATTCTTCTTCGTATACAGATTTAAGAAGCTGGGTTCTGTCTAGAGCCCGTTTCATAGATAGGTAATAGGCTAGTCCAGCCACCATGCAAGGATAGAAACGAAAAGGCATATCAGTAGTATTAGTAAGAGTATCAGCATCTTCGATTCGTTGCACATAATAATAAATCAACTGGTCCGTAGAGTTTTCTGGAGTAGGCCATATATTCATTACAGGGTCAATCTGCCTGTCAAAATACACTTGGCTTGGACGACCTTCTGTTGTTTTGGCGGGTAGTGTAAGGTACTCTCCTCGGCTAATCTTTTGAATTTCAAAGTCTGTGCCATCACGACGTAAAACTACTTCTAACAAATCCACTACGTCTGATGTTAACGTCTGTTGGGCCGTGCCTTTGGTAAGTGTAATTGTACCCTGTTTTACTGTCCACAAGTTCAGACCACGGTTGGCCCAGTCCGCAAACATAAGGTTCAAAGATCTACGAGCAGTCTTAGCGTCGTATCCTGTGCGAACCTCGATTCCGCACCGTTCATACGCTTCTTCAATAATATCTGCTACATCGAGCTCAAAGTCTCTTGATCCTGAAGTTGTCATAACACTAACTCATATGTAGTTTCTGGTTGGTTTTTACCGTAACAGCGCCACCATTCTTATAGCCCATACGAGCAGCAACCTCTGGAGCTTTTTCTTTTAAAGCTTTGATTCCTTTTCCTTTAGGACCTTCAGGTATCGGTTTCTTCTTTTCCATCGTCATTATCCTCATTATAAAGATTATCAAATACTCTGTTCACATCTAGTGTATAGTCTAAATCACTTTTTGAATAGTGTATATGTTGAGAGGGTCTAAAGTCGGGAGCCCCTTCACCCATTGCAAACCAAGCTGGATGCGTTACACGCACTCGGTTATTTGGTAGCGCAACAATATTACCCGTCCACTCTCCCGCATCTAATAACTGCATAACATGACTTTGTTTATGTTGCGCTGGATCGTCGGCAATTTCACTATTAGTATAGTCCACCGTGAATAAATACTTGGCAGGAAACATCTCACCATTTATCTTAGCTAACCAAGGACAAGGCGTCGCCCTGTCCATGACATAAACGGAGTGATCATGAGAGGAACAATCCCAAGGCTGGGCATCATGCGTCGCCATAGGTTCAGGCCATTCTTCTAAAGGTATGTCTGCGACCAAGGCAGTTATAGGCATTCTAGCCCACATCGCACCGCCGTGAATCGTATCCTCCTCTTGGTCTTCAGCTTCACATCCTGTGAAGATTACCTGAAAACTAAGAGACCTATTCGGTATTGTTGTAACAGCAACAACCATAGCATGCAGAAACTCGCCATGATATTTCTCATGATTATGAGTATATTCACGACGAACCCAAGCCTTAAAATAAGGTATGTTACTTTGTAGGTATGACATGTGGTTTAGAAGATTCCTTTGAAACCTAATCCTGAAACTTGTCCACCAACACTAAAACCCTTTGGCTTGACCTTGCCCCCGTTTTTCATACCTTTAGGCATAACTTTACCGCCAGCTTTCATACCCTTTGGCATAACTTTACCGCCAGCTTTCATACCTTTAGGTTTAATCTTACCGCCAGCGCGATAACCTTTTTTCTTCATTGCCATGTCAGTTCTCCTTTAGAACACTCTTATTAATCCACCATTAGCTTTTTTATTCTTCCAGCTAATACGTTTAGAAGACTTCTTTTTCTTTGCAGCGGAAGTACACTGCGCCATCGTAGGTCTGCAAGCAGGATATCCTTTACGCTTTTCACCTTTCTGACGACCACAGGGTTTTCCTGTCTTACAGTCAACCCAACCCTTACCATCGTTTTGTCCAAACCATTCTTGAAGGGAGTTCTTTGCCATCAGAAATTCCTTGTAACTTTTCGTTTGCTTTCTTGCATAGCAGGGCCACACCCAGCCGCAATAAATCCTCCCGGAGCAAATTTTTTCTTTGGAGGTCTTTTAGGGTTATCAATAGCAGAAACTACTCCACCCTCTGCTTTTTTAGTAGAGTTTCCCCAATTGCTTGCCCCGACTTTGCGACACTTTGAGAGTGCCCCCGAGGCGTAGGCGCTGGGCCACACCTTGTAACGGCTTTTTACCTTGTGATAACATGCGTCTTTTTTTGATTTCTTCTTTGCCATTAGTTTGTCTCCGAGGTGACTTGGATACTTGGAATGATGTTTGTCCACGACTTATCAAGGCTTAATTTCCTTTCTGACAGTTCTTCCACCGATTGAACTAGGTGATCAATCTTTACATCCATGACCTCTGTTCGTTTATCCACACTAACAAGGGTAGTAATCATCCAGACAAGTCCCACAGATGAAAGGGATAAACCCGCGCCCCAAAATAAAAGCTGTACGTTTCTATCCATTTGATTCACCACATTTTGCAAGACCAGTATTTGGCCTTTAACTTATCCAATTTGCCCTTGTCGCAACCATGTCTGGCCCTGAACGACTTTCGCCGTTTAGGGTTTGATTTTTTGATGGTCATGTTTGCATCACCAAATCTAACGATCTTTTCCTTGCCTTTATCGCAAGCTTTTACAACAGACTTCTTACCGCCAGAAATCTGACGTTTTGGCTTGTTGCATTTCATCTTAGACTTGTCGATCTTAGCCATTACGCTAATCCCTAAACGTCATCCAGTAATGCACAAACAATACAGGTTGCAGTTGCGGCGGCTCCACCAGACTGGTCATATCCAATTGCGTGTACATCAGCAACTGTTGCGTTTGGATACCTACCATAGAACGATTGATTAGGGCTAATCTTAACCGCATCTCCAGTGGTGTTCGCTGCGGTGCCAGCGTTAAAAACAACATAGATGTCATTAGCTGCGTCCGTATTTTTTATATATATGAACTCAATTTTGTCACCAGTTGCTACGGCTGCTGGATTAGCATTGGCATTTACCGCCGTATAATCGGTGTAATAGCCTGTAATCAAATCCGTACTTGCAGCGGTGACACTGGTTAGCTTGTAATACCACTTGTCGTTCGCGTCTTTGGGCGTAACAGTGGTTGTGGCTTCGATAGTTTTGGCTATCTCGTCCGGTAGAATCGT